TCCTTGCTGAAGTTGAGATAGCCGCCATTGCCATCCTTGATGCGAAGCACGCCATACAGCGGCTTGGCGGTGCGAGTGAAAGCGGCACGCTTGCGAGTAGTTTCGGTCTTGGCTTCGGCCATTGGTCTGTCCTTTTTCATAGGTCTAAGGCGTTCCCCCCATTGGGAACACCTGATTTATACTAAAGAGGCAAATTGCCGTCAATAGCAAAGTGCCTCTTTAGCATCACATCATGCGCTTTTTACGGCGCAAGCACGCGGTCGATTTCCGAGCGGGCTTCACCCTCCCACTCGCCAATCTTGACGCTGACGGTGGCGGTGAGGCCCACCCAATCGTTAACGTCAATCTGCGAACCCATCTTGGCACCGATGGCCTCGCAGAACTTGCGGATGCGGTGACGGTCTTTTACCGTATCTTCGAGCACAAGCCGGTTGAACACCAGCGTCATGCCGTCCGGGTCGCCATCGGTGAAGTCAGCGGGATACTGGTCAGAGGGAATGTAGAAGGTAATCGCAGCATACTTGTTACCCTTCTGCGAAACCTTCACATCCACTGCACGGATTTCTGCCGTGTATTCACCCGCAGGAAGCGGGGCCGGAGCTTCTGCATTGGCGATATTCTCCGAGAAAGTAAGAATGCTCTCACTCATCTTCTGTCCTTCGTTTGTTGCAACAAGAGGCTTGATTGAAGCAGGTGCAGCCGCCTCACATACTGCACTGCTATCCTTGGCGTCATTGCCTTTGGATTTCTTATTGCGGGATAGGGATTTTGTTGAAGCCATTGTCTTCCCACTCCTTGATAAAGGCTGTAAGACTGTGCTCACCGCCCGCTTCGTCATCTTGCGAATACTTCAAGATGAACTCGATTTCTTTTCTGGCATCGAACATGCGCGTCTTCATCGGTTTACGCATTCTGCCCGGTCGCACCATGATGCGGCGCTGCTTGCCATCATCTGACAAGTGCCAAACCTCGCTAATCTGCAATCCAGCTTGCGAAGTCATCTTGCCACCAAGCATTAGCGTGTAGTTGAGGAAGTTGCCTTCTTTGTCGTTTTCGCGGTCTTCATGGCTAGTGAAGACAATGTGCTTGTTGTATTTGTTTGTCAAACGCAACAAGCTTGTCATCATTCGTAGGGTAATAGCGTTGCGAGCGCCATACGCACCTGGAGAGGGGCGTTCGAGAGTTGCGCCTTTAGTGATACTAACACCCTTTTCGACAGCCAATTGGCTATACGCAGTTGTGCTGTCCACCACCACACTTTCAATGCCCACAGCTTCATCTTGCAATAGCTTGCTAAGATTGAGAGGGTCGTCACTGTTGAATTTGTCAACGACACTGCTTTTCTCTCCTGATAAGTCCAGCACAATAACATCACTGCGTTGGCCAAGTGATGCAGGGCCATCCGGGTCGAAGTTGATAAGCAACTTCTTACCGGGAGCACTGCACGCATACACAGTCTTTCCTGTGCCGGGAGGCCCCCATAACAACAGTGACATGCGTTGCTGTGTTTCGGTTAGGCTTTTGACACTAAAGCCGCCAAGGTTGATTTCCATTATGGCAACCTCGATGCTTGATACTCGACAGCATTGAGCAGACTGTCAATGTCCGAAACCAGTTTTGACATAGAAGACACAATGTCCAGCGGTATTGGCTCAAGCCTTTTTGTCTCGTTGTTGTTGGACGTTGAAGGCGCTGCAAGCTGGTCTAGACCATAAACATTGTTTGTGCTGTTACACATACGGTCATGCACACTTTCCAGCCTGCTGGCAAAAGCCTCAAGCGCTCCTCTTATATTCTCCAACCGCTGCCGATTTCTGATGCTTTCACTATCTGCTACTTTCGGCAGAGATGCTGCTGCTGCTGTTCCAACATGGTATTCCATCATCAGTCACTCCCTTGGTTAACTTCATGCAGAGGCGACCACTCATATGTAGTCATTTCCTCTAACATTAGTTGCTGGTCTTCACTGCTACTGTCACAAAACGGTATCAAGCTGCATGGCCTGAAATACCGATTACAAGAGTGTGTGTAGTGCGGTGCATTCCAAGGCTCATCCCGAAACTGCTGGTCAATCAAAGCTGTTGACAAGAACCAATGACACCACCGTGTGAAGTGGAAGTCTTTTCTTGTAACAGGCTCACGGACAACGCCGCCATACTCCATTGAGCGAGGAAGTGGCACTGTCATGCCAAACACGTCTGCTGCATTGATTGGTGCACCTGCATGAACGCTCAACGCAAACATGTAACCAGTGATTTGAGTTGCAAGGGCGAAGGAATGTCGCCATGCATCATCGAGACGGGAAGCAGTTTTGTTCTCATGTAACACAAGATTGCCTTTGTCGTTTACATGAAGACCATCTGCCTTCCCTATGTAACGGAAGAGAAGTTCTCTACCATCTTCCAACTCGAATGTCAATACGACATCGAACGGAACCTCGATGCCCACATCACTTTTTTCATCGGTGGGGTCGCGCACCCATATCTTGTGCCTGCGCCAGTTCCACCTATCTACATATAGTATGCAGGCTTCTTCCAGGTTACTATACGTGCGCCGCTTGTCACGCGGGTCATCGTAAAAACCTGTTGTCTCTAGTGCAGCAAGTGCGAAGTCCATTGAGCGACTTCTTTCATCCCCATTGCGAACAGCACCAAGAATAGCATTGTAGCGGTCACTGCCAAACAGACGTAACCCATGATAGTGAGCAAGTCCTTCATGGCCATCATACTCCTTCAATTGCCACAAACGAACAGCAGCAAACACATCATGTGCAGCCTGTCCCATTTCTAGCGCCATCGCACGACCACTCAATTCACCCATTCGCTTGTGAAGCGAATAAGTCACAATACCCCAAACGGGGCATGTGTTGATAGCTTGTAGCTTGGTGTTGTCATACGCCGGTATGTGTGCGTCAGCTTCCGTTGCCATCCTCAAAGCTACGCTCTTGATTTGGGAAGGAACCAGTATCTGGGGCAGGGTCTTCATCTGCATACTTTCTCCTGAAACGTTCAACTTCTTGTGATATGTTACCCTGCGCTGTTGTTACCTGCTCAAGCAAGCCCATCATCTGCTCGAACATAGTTGCCATGTCTGCTACGGCTTTGCTATGCACATGCAAAATCTCAGCCATGTTGATTAACAGCGTAACAACTTTCGGGTCAACGTTGGCCTCTTTCAACTCGAAAGCAACGTCACGGCCTCGCAGTGTAAGGCCATCACGTTCACCAACTTTTGTAACTACTCTGGCCATTTAGCTATCTCCTGATAACTTGTTGAGATTGGACACATTGTCGCCAAGAGATAGACGCAGCACAGCAACATCGGCAAGATACTTGTCGAGTGTTCCAAATGCTTTGTCTATCCGTTGTAGGATGTTGTCGATTTGGTCGAGCCGCTTGTTGAAGAGTTCAATATCTTTCTGCTCTTTGGCTTTTGCCTTAGCAGCTTGAGCTTCTTTGAACAAGCGCACAGCGGCCATGCGCTTTTCTCTGATACGCAATATGTGCATATTCAGTTCGCCTGCTGTCATTGTCTTGACATGCTGGCGGTCAAAAGGTGTGTCTTTGTAAGTCATTGTGAAGGCAACCCATCAATGAACTTCTCTGCGGCGCGGATAGCAGCGATTTGTGTATCTGCTTCATCCTCGAACACCGTAACATGTGTTCGCTCTACACGCCACAACCATTTTTTGGTTGCTGGAATAAACTTGACGTAATAAGTCTGCTTCTTGTAAGTCTTGCGAAGCTGTTTCGGCTCTGGCCGTTTTAGCGGCACTACATTATCTGTCATGTGTTATCCTTGGTTGGTAAAAGAAACCTTCCCTGATGAATAACATTCATCCGCATCAGGGAACCACAGCCGGATTGGCGTGTGCAGTGCACCTGTTATTGCTGTCATGACGTGCGTTGGTGAAGCACTGGTAGGTTTAGTGCTGTCCGAAAGGCAAGACACATGTTATGCTTAAACACAACACGCTCACCCGCACAGTCATGTTAGATGGTGCTGACTTCGATTACGGTGGCGCCAGCACGAGGCTTGGTAGCTGCTTTCAACACTTCTTGTGCGACTG